TGTTGCGAAGTGTGCTTGGAGTGTAGTCTCGCCAAGTAATTATCCTGAACTAACTCCTCAATACTTATTGGAGTAATGATGTCGCTGAATAGTGCGTTCTCTCCTTGGTGTATGTAGCCATGCCCCAGACGATAAGGAGTAGCTGTAAAGCCGATCACACGCAAGTTCGGGTTGCTTGCTATTAGTGCCTTGATTAGCTTTCTGTAGTTGCCCTCATCCTTGTGTGAGATGAGGTGGCACTCGTCAATGATAATCAAATCAATTTTATTCAGCTCGGAAGCCCTCTTGCATACTGATTGTATACCAGCGAAGGTAATCTTATTATTGAGAACCTTCTGCCCGATGCTCGCTGAGTAAATCCCCACCGGTGCGTCTGGCCACAACTTAATTAGCTTGGAATGATTCTGCTCGATCAACTCCTTGACGTGGGTGAGCATAAGTATGGATGTGTCAGGCCATGACTCCAATGATTGTTTCACCAAGGCAGCAATCAACACACTCTTGCCTGACCCTGTGGGCATCTCCACACATGGGTTGCCTGTTTGGTTGTCGGTAAACCATGCGTAGATAGCTTGTAGCGTATCGTTTTGGTATGGCCTCAATACCAGCATTAGCCAACCACCTCGCCACCGCAAGCAAGCCGAAAGTTCTGGGCAAGCTCATCGTCAACAATTGCTGCACATCCACCAGGATTAGTCAACAACTCTTTAGATGAGAATACGTTGTATGCCCTCTCGCCATTGCGTACCCATGTCTCGCCAATCTTCCATGACACCAGACCGCCATCCTCCACTTGCATTTGGTATGGTACTAAATCCATATGAAGTATGTGGGCGTTACACCCATCCAACTGCGCCTCGAATGGAATGACTGCATCCCAGTGTTGGCAGTGTGCAGTGCCATCATCATTGAATGTGATGTTAGCGCAAGTGCGACAATGCACTTCCTTTGCCGGCACACCCTTGTGGCAAGTGTCCTTGGATGAGCAGAACTTGCACTCAAACCAACTAGGGTCATTAGTCAATGGCTCTGGTATGCGGTCTGACTCAATGATGCGGTGCGCTCTGTCCACCAGTGCCTCATAAGTTTTCTTGCAGAACCTCACGCGCTCGGTGTAGATGTTGTCATTGTCCTTGCAGATAGCCACATACAATGCTCGCTCGATGCCGAACTTGCCCATGTAAACCTGCATCTGGGCAAAGTGCTGTATCTTGGAGATCTCCACACCATCCTTGGATACTGAGTTAAAACTCTTGAGGCTGTGCGTCTTGATCTCCAGAACGTGCTTGGCTTTCGGTGCCTCTGGAACTCCAGATACAATTATGCCATCGCATGACCCTGCAAAGAATCCATCCTTGAAGCCGAACTGTCTTTTGGTGGTGGGGTTGATGTCATCCACAATCAAACCGGCAGCGCGTAAGTCTTTAACTAAAGGCAACTCCTCATCCTGACCACGCCTGAACAGTCTGAGCATACGACCATCGAAGTCCTCGCGGTTGATCCATCTGAATCCGTACCAGATTTTGCGGTCACATGAATCACCAATAACGGATGCACCCAGGTGAGGGCGTGGCTTGTCGTTGGTCTTTGCCTTGATGCCAGCATAGATTTGCTCAACCAACTTGTTTGCGTATAAATCCATCTTCATAATGCAGCCCTGTATTAAATTTATGGGCGGTATAAGTGCCGCCCCACCGGTGTTACTTGCTTGCCCAAGGAGGGGACTTGGCATTTGTTGCTGTTGGCGTTGCTGCTACCGCACCCATCACAGACGGCACAGACTTCCATGCCTTGACATTGTTGGATACCTTACCGTTGTATTCGCTCTGCGTGACATACACCAATACATGGCCACCAACAAACTTAGTGACTTCTTCAGGTGAGTTAATACTCATCACACCTGTAGACTCCATAAGCGTACGGAATTGCGTACGCCCGATATTCTCAGCAGTTGAGCTTGCGTTCTTGGTGGTAATCATGCCGAAGATAACGCGCTTGGCATACTTGCCCTCATCTACTGCAAGTTGGATGTTCATGTACTCCGACCCCTCTTTAGCACCTTGACGGATCTCGCACTTGCGAACAGTCACCTTGTACTCGCCCTCTGGTAGTGGTGAGAAGTCGTTTGTCTGCTTGTCATCTACTGGTAAATCTTTTACATTAATTGCATGGTCGAAAAAGCTCATCTTATTGCTCCTTATTATTTAACTGCTTCAATTGAAAACGTTGGCCTACCTGGTGTAGTGGTAACTGCTCCACTTAGTGCTGCTCTAATTGATTCTGGTTCCGCCCTCCATTCTGTTGTATTAATCTCTGCCTTCCAGCGAAAGATGGTTGATAGTTTGTCCGATATACCCAGCTCGGCAGCAATCTGCTGCACCTTGTCCGTGTCTACCTTACGATTCAGTCTTGATACAATCTTGATCTTATACTTGTCAGCCACAAAGTTACTTGTGCCTTCACCAGTTGGAAGAACTCCATAAAATGTAACAAGCTCATCCTCTACTGCTCTCCTCTTTGCAATTGCCTCTTGCTCCTCTTGCTTGGCCATCTCCCATTGCCATGCTAGGTTAGCCTCTACTGAGATTATTTCAGTCATCTCATCCTCCAATCTTCTTAATGATCTCGCCCAAGTCTGGGGATTCCCACAAATCCAACTTTCCCGACCTGTCCTTGGCTTGCCACAATCCATCACTGCTAGTCATAATTGCTCGTACTGGATTGCGCTCGGCATCCATCTCCACCCTTAATGCCAACACCTCGTCGAAGAAGTATGGGAGTGATTGCCCAGTTTTATTTCCTGGCATGGATGGCGCGTACAGAATCTTGCCCGCCTCGTCAGCAGTCTTTTCACACTTAGCCGTGAAGTAAACGTGCTTGCCGGAAAGATCGCGGAAGGCACGGATAATTCCACCGACCTGATCTTGCATGGCACCATACGCAGCGCGTGGGTCTTTGTTGACTTTCTTCTCATGGATTAGCACGACCTCTGCCAACTCCGAGATAGAATCCAAAGCAATTGATTGGTACGCATCAGCCTCCTTGGATTCGGTAGCCCATGTGTACGCTTCTCTCAAATCATCTATTGACTTTATCTCAATATATGGTAGGTCAGCACTCTGGATTGATAACAGCCCAGCCTCTGCACTAATGATGATTGGTGTGGGCAATGTCGCACATAGTGATGTCTTACCAGCACCAGCGTTACCGTATACCAACATCTTGACACCGTTAGTATGAACGCCACCAGTTTTTAAAATTTGTATAGCCACTTCGTTCTCCTTTTTATATACCTGTCGGCACTTGCTCATTCGGTATGGTTATAAGCATAGCACGCCTAAATATCAAAAGCAACACAATGATGAAATATATTTCAACAATATAATTGCTTCTCTGATATACTATTTAGTCGTGGTGATAACTTTCAGGGGGGAAAATGGATATTCCAAGCATTAAATTGGCACTTAGGGACATGAATTTAAAGGCAGTTAGTCGAGCTACTGGGGTCAGCTATTCGGCCATTCGCAAGATTATGAATGACAAGGGCGATACAGTATCGGTCAGGACAGCAACTAGATTGACCGCTTATTTGCAAGGTCAGGCGGTGAGTGTATGATCTACCCAATATTAGTTCAAAATCTACCAGTAGAAGATCGCACACCAGTAGACTATAACACCCAATTAATCAACGACATGATTAAGTCCGGCATCACACCGCCAAAGACTATTAACTACGATGGTGTGCTTTATAGGTTCAGCTCTGACGGCAAGCGCGGTGATCTAAGTGGTTGGTATGTTGCCTTTAATACTGGGCTGCAAAATGCAGTATATGGTTGTTGGAGGCAGGGCGTTACCGTCTCCTGGCGAGCAGATTTAGGGCGCAAGCTATCATTCACCGAGGAGATGGAGTTAAAGAAGCGCATCACCGAGGCCAAGTCAGCGCGTGATAGAGAGCGCGGAGAGAAGGCATCCGAAGCAGCCGAGACCGCCTCGTCTATTATTAATAGTAGCAGTTCTGCCGATGACAGCCACCCCTATTTAGTTAAGAAGGGCATTAAGGCACACGGTGCGTTGGTTGCCGGTGATGGCCGCCTCGTTATACCCATCTGTTCTGATGGTCAAGACGATATTACCTCTGTCCAATATATAGATGGAGATAGCCGCAAGCAGTTCCTATCTGGCGGTGCGGTATCTGGTGGCTGGTGGCACTTGGGAGATTTAAAGAACGCCTCAACAGTCTTTATATGCGAGGGATTTGCTACCGCTGCCTCAATCCATGAAGCGACTAGCCAAACAGTTGTAATTGCCTTTACCGCCAACAACTTACATAAAGTTGCGTTAGCTGTGCGCGAATTGGTTGGGGTGCGCTGTCGCATTACCATATGCGCGGATCGTGATGATTCTGGCGTTGGTGAACTGAAGTCTGGCCAAGCGGCCTCCGCAATCGGGGCGCGTGTCGTGGTATCGCCCACCGCTAGTGATTTCAATGATGCGGTGCAATCTGGTATTGACATTAAAGAATTGCTCATGCCTGTAATTGCAAATACTGGTTGGCTGATTAATGCTGATGACCTATGCGCTCAAGATATTACCGTTAGGTGGTTGATTAAGCATTGGATTCCACGCAACAGCCTCATCATGCTACATGGTGCGTCTGGGTCTGGCAAGTCTCTGGTCGTGCTTGACATGGTTGCGCGGATTGCCTCCGAAAGCATGGCAGAATGGGAAGGGCATAAGGTAAGACATGGTCAGGTTGTTTATCTTGCGGGCGAAGGACACACCGGCATGGTTGCTCGCATGAGAGCATGGAAAGAACATAATAATATCAATAGTTTGCGTAACATCTGGGTCAGTAGTAGTGGCTGCGACCTCAACTCTGGTGGCGGTCTGCAATTGGCGCGTGAAAGCATACTGTCTGTGTGCGAATCGCCAGACCTTATCGTGGTTGATACGTTGCACCGCTTCATGTCTGGTGATGAGAACTCCGCCCAGGATGCAGGCGAGATGATTCGGGCGTGTGCGGAACTGCAGTCTGAGTTCAATTGCAGCGTGTTACTGGTACATCACACAGGCGTTGGAGAGGGAGCGCAAGGCCGTGCGCGTGGCAGTAGTGCGTGGAAGGGTGCGATGGAAAGCGAGATAAGCATAGTACCGGCAACAGCTGACCGCCCGCTTGAGATAGTTAACGTCAAGAGCAAGGATGCTATGCTGGCTGATACGCATTATATGCGAATAAGAGGGCATAAATTCGATGGGTCTGGCGGTGGTCGTGCATGGCTAGACGAGGATTCCGAGTACGTTATTGGGGCAATTGTTGTTAGTTGTGAAGCCCCTCAAGTGGTAGATAAAAAGGGAGATGAGGACAAAAATGCCTTCAATGATCTGTTAAATTTGTATGGGGTGATGGGTAAAAATGGGCAAAAAATACTCACAGAAAAGGCTTGGTCTGACAATACCCATGATGAGAGTGGGGTCAAAACTGGGGCAATTCGGGAGAAAAGGCGTAAATTTAAGAAAAGGCTGCTTGATGCTGGATATATCTTGACTTGTGAAGAGGGTTATTATGCGAATTTTGGGATTGTGAATTTATAGTGACTGGAATCAAGTGCTTACAAGTTCTGTCACTCTGTCACTTGCTGTCACTTTTAGGTTTAGTGACAAAAGGGGCATATGTCGCGTTTTGTCACTCTGTCACTACTACCCTTTAGGGTAGTGACAAGGTGACAGACTATGCGGGATTTTTGGTGACGGTAGAAAAATTGAATACTTGAGTAAATTGTATGGTTATTATTTGGGATGAGTTTGGAGTTGGTGTAGATGAGAATTGTTCTCATCTAGTGGTGTGGGTTTTATTGAGGGGTGATGTTATATTTTTGTATAACTTTTTATGGAGTTTTTAATGGCGATTACACTTTGGTTTTTTAGTATCGGTTTGACTGGTGTTTATTTTGGTGTAATGCACACCGTAGGTAAGGTATAGGTATGCCATTTAAACGAGTTTTGAGGGGTCATACGCGCATTATTATTGTTTGGATAGCATAAGGTAGCTTGAAGGAGTGTTACATGAGTCCCGCCCCCTAGAGTTGAGGGCAAAAAAAAAGCCCTCGTTACTATCCGAGGGCATACTATCTGAGGGCGTAGGTTAAGTGTAGTAGGATGGGTTAGCGTTTGTATTTGGCTAGTATCTCCTGAAATGGATTAATCTCACGCTTAACGTGCGGATTTAGGATATGGGCAATATCCATCACTAGATTGTCTTGAAGTGT